CAGAGCACGCAAAGTCCACGACCATTACGGTCAACTACGCCGTCTATCGGATTTGCCAGAACCCCAACATCAGAATCATGGTGGTGTCTAAGACACAGGCTATGGCGCAAAAGTTCCTGCTCTCCATCAAGAACAGATTAACGCATCCTAGATATCAGGAATTACAGATAACCTTTGGTCCCCCAGGGGGCTTCGAGAAGAACTCTGATTCATGGAAGCAGGACCTAATTTACCTATCCTCCGAGGCAAGAGACTCTGGAGAAAAGGACCCTACCGTACAGGCTATCGGCGTACGGGGGCACATTTACGGTGCTCGTGCAGATTTGATTATCATGGATGACTGCGTTGACCACACCAACGCCCATGAGTACGAAAAGCAGATTGACTGGATTCAGTCGGAAGTCATGTCTCGTATTGACAACGATGGGGGCAGACTCCTAGTTATAGGCACCCGTCTAAGACCCAGAGATTTGTACTCTGAATTGCGCGACCCTATGCGCTACCCAGACGAGACTTCCCCTTGGACTTACTTCGCACAACCCGCCGTATTGGAGTTTGATGAGGACCCTGAGAAGTGGGTTACCCTTTGGGCTAAAACTAATATGCCGCCAGTGTCAGGCAAAGGTGAACCTGATGCTGAGGGACTTTACCGCAAGTGGGATGGACCTGCGCTTCACAAGAAGCGTGCTCGAATATCGCCTAACTTATGGGCGATGGTCTATCAACAACAGCAAGTTCAAGAAGATTCTGCTTTCCCATCCGCAGCCATCAAGGGCGTTATTAACGGTGCCCGTAATGTGGGGCTTATACCCCGCGGTAAGGCAGGCGTTCGTCCCAATGGCATGGATGGTCTTATTGTTATCGCTGGTCTGGACCCCGCTGGTAGCGGTTACACTGCTGCCGTATGCCTTGCTCTGGATGTATCTACGCAGAAAAGATACCTGCTTGATGTGTCCAACAAACCAGGAATGAAGCCTGACGAGATACGAGGGCTGATAAAGGGCTGGACTGACAAATACCGAATCTCTGAGTGGCGAGTTGAAAAAAATGCTTTTCAGACTATGTTGACTCAGGACCGTGAGGTACGGGAATACCTGTCGTCACGGGGTGCAATTTTACGAGAACATCATACGGGTCAAAACAAATGGGACTCTAACTTCGGAGTTGCATCCCTGACGACCCTGTTCCACGGTTACGAAGATGACGAGGCTCTCATTGAGTTTCCATCTACGCACGCCTCCGAAGGCATCAAGTCGCTCATTGAGCAACTGGTTACTTGGTACCCCGATGCGCCTAAGTCGCAAAAGACGGATACCGTCATGGCTTTCTGGTTCGCTGAACTAGGTTGCCGTGACAGGCTTAACAGTGCACGCTCCTTTGCTCGCACGCATAACCGTCTCAATATGTTCCATACCAAGTACGACCAGTCAAGACAGATAACTGTCAACCTATATGAACAAAACTACGCATAGAAGAGGAGGTGGGTGTGGCGCTTACTTTCGATGAAATCAAAGACAATTACGAACGAGTTAAGGCAGATGCTGCTGAACGCGATACGCGAATGGAAGAAGTCCTACTCGTCCGTCAAGGTCGCATGCGTGATGTTTTCCCCGATTTGTTCCCAGACGGTCCTTTCCAGAACCCAATCGTTGCAAATATGGTGGACATCTCAGCACGCGATTTGTCTGAGGTTATCGCGCCCCTACCTGCATTTAACTGCAACTCGCCAACGATGGTTTCTGAGAAGGAACGCAAGAAGGCTGATAAGCGCGAAGAAATCGTCAACGGCATTGTTGACTTCTCTGACTTGTCAACGCAGATGTTTACTGCAGCGGACCGATATGTTACCTACGGCTTCGTACCAGCACAGGTTGAAGTTGACATAGACGCACAAATGCCACGCATCCGCTTCCTTGATTCCTATGGCTCATACCCAGTCATTGACCGATTCAACCGAGTCACTGCTTTCTACCAAAGAATCCAGAAGTCAACACAAGAATTGATGGCTGCATACCCAGAGTATGCCCACATCATCTTTGACAAAGACCAGTCATCAAGCATGCTTGAGATTGTTCGCTACCATGACAAAGACCAGGATGTTCTTTTCATCCCAAGTCGCAACAACCTTGTCATTGACAGAGCGCCTAACCCATTGGGTGAGTGCATGATTCGTGTCGTACAGCGACCAAGCATTGACTCTAAGGCTCGTGGTCAGTTCGATGATGTTCTTGCTATTCAGGTGGCAAAGGCTCGTTATGCGCTTCTTTCACTTGAGGCTGCTACTAAGGCAGTACAGGCTCCTATCGTTGTCCCCCGAGATGTAAATGAGTTAGCCCTTGGACCAGACGCAATCATTCCTACTGACAATCCTGCTGCAGTTCGTCGTGTTGCTATTGAAATACCAAATGGCGCTTTTGCTCAGCAGCAAGTACTTGAGGGTGAACTTCGCCTAGGAAGCCGTTACCCAGAGTCTCGAACTGGAAACATTGATGCTTCCATCGTCACAGGTCGTGGCGTACAAGCACTCATGGGTGGATTCGATACCCAAATCAAGACAGCGCACGCTATGTTCGCCCGTGCCTTTGTTGAACTCCTAAGTCTTGCTCTTAAAGTTGATGACAAGATTTTTAAAGATGTAGAGAAAGATTTACGCGGTACCCGCAACGGAACTCCTTACCACATTAAGTACAAGCCAAAGCGCGACATTGATGGTGATTACACCGTTGATGTTCAGTACGGCTTGATGGCAGGACTTGACCCGAACCGAGCACTCGTATTCGGTTTGCAAGCACGCGGTGACAAGTTGATTTCTCGTGACTTCCTCCGCCGACAAATGCCATTCTCCTTTAACGCAACACAGGAAGAAGAAAAGGTTGACACCGAGGAATTGCGTGATGCTATGAAGCAAGCGATTGCTTCCTACGCACAGGCTATTCCAGCACTCGCATCACAAGGACAAGACCCATCAGACATCCTCTATAAGTTGTCGTATGTCATCAATGAGCGACAGAAGGGGACCTCGATTGAGGTTGCAGTCTCAGATGCGTTTAAACCGCAGACTCCCCCACCTGGCGCGATGACCCCTGAGGGTGTTGTAAGTCCCGACATGATTGGGCAACCAGGTGCGGCTATGCCAGGTGAGGGGCTTCCCGAAGGATTAAGCGCTACTGGTCGCATGGTTGGCGTTGCACCAGGACAAATTGCTCCAGGTGGACGACCAGATGTTCAGTCTCTCTTAGCAAGTTTGACTCAACGAGGCGAGCCTAATCTACAGGCTTCGCTCATCAGACGACTACCAGCATAGGGGAGGTGAACAAATGCAAGCAAAGAAGCCAGGTAAGAAGGGCTACGGCAAGAAGCCAGCGAACCAAGGTTCAGCAGGAAAGCCAAATGTACAGAAGCCTATGTTGGAAAAGAAGGCATCGTCTAAGGGTGGCAAGGTCTATCAGACTGCAGCACCTCGAGGAACACGCGGAAGCCGTAACAAGTAAGTCATTGACCTGAGCAAGTCATAAAACTGCTCAAACAAAATAACTGACCTTAGATGGGAAGAAGATGGCACTGCCAAAAGATAGAAACTTTCAAGTTTCAGCCACTGGCGGAGCAGGCACAAATGGACAACCTGCTCGTTATGCAGCAGGCGTAGATAATGCTGGCGAGTTTTATGACATTCAGACTCAAGCGCGTATGGCTGGTAAGAATCCAGCAGTAAGCCGTGTGCCATCACCATCAGGACAACGCCCATTTAGAGGCGACTCTGCTGCACCGCTTGTACCGCTAAACGCACCTACGGCTCGTCAAGATGAAGATGTCCGTATGGGTGCAACCATGGGTATGGAATCCATGTACGCAACAGACAACATGGCAAATGCAGAGGACATGGAACGCATGCGTCAAGCCCTTCCATACTTGTCCGTACTAGCAGAACTACCAGAAGTTTCTAACTCATATCGTAATTATGTTCGTTACTTGCGAGGCATTTTGTGAGTTTTCTTGACTCGCTCGGCAAGGCTGCGGAGAAGATACAAAATAACGGGTTTGCCAAAGACATTGGCTTACCTACGCTTATGTTTGACATCGCTAGCGTTGCCACCAACGACAAGGGTTGGGTAGGAGATGCGTT